CTTTACGACCGTATCCTATACTAAATGGTATGTTGGATTCGTACATTTACTTACAAAATCCGGCGTGGGTATTTCGCGGAAATGTTGTTTCCCACATGGGCTACCACACATCGGGTAAAACACGCATGGAAACGTAGATAAGAACACTCGGTAACCCATGTGGGAAACAACATTTCCGCGAAATACCCACGCCGGATTTTGTAAGGACTTGACGACCGTATCCTATACTAAATAGTATGTTGGATTCGAACATTTACTTACAAAATCCGGCGTGGGTATTTCGCGGAAATGTTGTTTCCCACATTGATGCCGATGTGTCTGTCGAACTCGCAGGATGATGATTTGATGCGGCTTGAAGTTCGCAGCCGGCTTCTGTCTGACGAACTCACACAGTGATGCTGTCATGATGGAGTCTAATGGACCCACCGTGTGAAAGGGCGTGCGTGCAAGCCGTGTGAAAGGGTGTGTGTCGGTCGAACTCACACGAGTCTCAAGATAAGCATGCTGATGTGTCTGTCCAAAATCTTCAGATTCACATGATGACGATAGCATGATAATTTTCCAGTCGAACTCACAACTTCAGAGTCACATGATGATTGCATGCCGATGTGGATATTGAGATCACTTTATAGCAAGATGATGCTAGCAACGATCATCGCATGTCGATGTGTCTGTCGAACTCACATGGTGATGCCATGGGTCCCCCAGCGCTAAAGGGCGCGCATATCAGTGGGTGTATCGCGGTATCGAAGTGCTGCATCCTATTGGTAATCATGTAAGATAAATGTACCGTCAAATTATCTTTAATGGTGGCGCCGTGTGTGGCTTGGTCTATCACATGGGAGTCGTATCGTATCTCGCAACGCTACGCGCACAGCGCTCGCGTTCATTTGACTGGTGCTCACTGCGCATCTTCGGTGTATCGGCCGGCAATGCAGCGGCGTTACTTTGGTTGTGCGACGTCCCGCCAGCCATGTTCCAGACACTGTTTTACTCGCTCATCGCCGACTCCGAGTCGCAAAGCCGATGCGAATCTCGCATCACGTCCATCCAGCAGACCATGCTGGCGTACATCACACGAACCTACTCCAAGCGTCTTCGTCGCATCGTGGTGCAACGTCGCTTTTACATCGCGATTTCGACGGCACAGGGCTGCAAATTTACCAATCGATACTCCACCGTCGATGAGATGCTACATTTGGTTATGTGCAGCGCGACGATCCCGTTCGTGTGCTCATACCCATCCGTGTGGGATGGTGCCTACGTATGCGACGGTGGTTTTCTGATCGATTGTCCGGCGACGCAAGCAGCGAGACTGTGCACGGTCGACACGCTAGAGGTCGTGTCGCCCATCCCATTACCACTGTCGTTGCTAGTCCCGCACCCGGTCGCGTATGCGGTCATATCGCAATGGTCGGGCGCATGGGCAGCGCGCGTGTCCGAAGTTGACTCCGAAGTTGACTCCGAAGTTGACTCCGAAGAGCAGCCGATTGCGCCCGAACTGAAGGCCGAATGCTTGGTTACAAGACGCTGGATGTTCGTATTGCTGGCACTTTGTCACCAACCGCCACCCGAAAAATGCACCCGCACTCTCGGCGCATATCACGCTGCGATTCACGCACCACACGAGACCGGCACGCCCGATGCTCGCACGACGGTGCCGTCGCCGTCGGCGCGGAGAAAGTCTAGGATCGAGAGCCGACAGAAAATCGGCCCATCGGCTTTGAGTGCTACGCACTGGTCAAAGTGCGTCGTAGGATAGAGCGGTGCGTTGAGCCACTCGTAGTCCGTCTCTACCTGGACCATCGGTGGCAGAGTTGGAGGGCCCACGGAAGAAGGCGCATCATCATCGACCCGTCGTGCGTCCAATGTTCCGTCGCAGAGCGTGATTTCGTACGTGCCCACCACGTGCACCGGCCACTGCGTCGCGTCGAGCGTCCAACGCTCATCGGCGTCGGCTTGGACCAGTACCAGCGTCCAGCAGTTCACGTCGGGGATGACCGTAGACGTCAAGGGCGGAACGTTTAGGCCAATCGCCGTGACCACACGTCGGAGGAGCGTCCGCCACCACCCCGGCCTCCAGTCGACTTGGCCGGTGTACTGGAGTAGCGGGTGCAGTCCCACCAAGTCGGCGTTGTACGCCCGATACCCGACCATTAGCTGCCCGCTCATCACGCCGTAGATTGCGAGGAAGGGCCCGGAGGCCGCGATCTGCTCGATGCGAAAGTCGGGCGGAACTCCGACCACGATGGGCAACTTGCCTTGCCACCATTTTCCCGACGAGCGGACCAACCACGGGTCCCACGCCTCGATGTGCTTGGGACCTCGCCTCAGGAAGATGGTGTCCGTCACCGCGCCGTTGGTGTAGCGACACGAGCTGAAGGCCCATCGCGCGCGACCGACGAAGAGTCGGGTCGGGCATGGACGAAAACGACTCATGATGGGCATCGTGAAGAAAGCGACGCGCCGCCAGCTGCCACCCGCCCGCTCCGAATCCGAGGTCGTTTCGTACCGATACAGCCACCCATCCCACTCGACGACCGCAGCGAGGTCGTCGACCACGACCTTCATATTGTACGTATGGACGGCACCTGGTAATTAAATCACTTTATTCTCGGTGTAGCGAGCATAAAGTCGCACTTTCACGCCTCGGTCGAAAGTGGCATCTAACAACAAAAGCAAGGATTTGGGTAGGAAAACACTCCGAAAGGTAATGGCTGTCTATTTTGGGGCACTCACATTCCCAAATACTTGCTTTTGTTGTTATCGATTGACATTATCTACGTTTTCATACGTGCTTTTTACCCGAGGCCTGAGAGTTATCCCTCCCAAACGAAGATGTTGGAACGATGAACACAGATGAAATCCGGATTTCGAAGGAAGCACTTTTCAATGGTTCGCAGCCCAAATCGAGGACTCACGCCCTTGAAAAGTGCTTCCTTCGAAATCCGGATTTCATCTTTGTTCATCGTTCCAACATCTTCGTTTGGGGAGCATAAAAGTGCGACTTTTTTTGCTCGCCACAGTGTACAATAATAAATTATGCTCCCCAAACGAAGATGTGGGAAGGCCGAACCAACCATTGGGTGTGAGCCGTGTTAAAGGGTGCATTCGTGCAAGCCATGTGAGCAGTCATGCGACTGCCGAACTCGTCGATTGGAGCCACCACTGCACTGGCCCACCAGATGACATGACGACGTGTCTGTCGATTCAGTGTCGAACTCACATTGTCTCACAAGATGATGATAGCACGACGATTGTGCACCCACTAACAAAGCGCCCTCGTCGGGGCCGGGTCTCCATATTCGGGCGAATTTGACCCCTCCCGAACGAAGATTTTGGAAGGAGGAACAAAATACGAAATGCGGATGTCGAAGGAAGCACTTTTCAATGGGTCTTGGCCCAAATTGAGTACTCACGCCCTTGAAAAGTGCTTCCTTCGAAATCCGCATTTCGTCTTTTGTTCCTCCTTCCAAAATCTTCGTTCGGGGAGCATAAATTTCCACAAACTCGTGCGTCAGGTCGATTTCGATGAGATAGCGCCGCATGACATCGTCGCATTTGGCCTCGTATTTGTCGTCGCAGTTTATGCTCCCCAAACGAAGATTTTGGAAGTCCTAACCAACGTTTCCGAATGCTTTTTCGAAGCACTTTTCAACGATTCGTAGCCCAAATCTAGTACTCACACCCTTGAAAAGTGCTTCGAAAACGCATTCGGAAACGTTGGTTAGACAGTCCAAAATCTTCGTTTGGGAGGGTACAGTTTCGGAGTCAAATTCGGACATGGTGTTATCCACATTGCTACACACTGCATGTAACGAGTCACGACCAACCGTCGGCAACTAGTCCCCCTTTTTTCGACAATCTCCATTTCGAACATCTCGACAAAAACTTCAACGGACTCGTGATTGGAACTTTTGTCGAAATGTTCGAAATGGAGATTGCCGAAAAAAGGGGGACTAGTTGCCGACGGCTGGTCACGACACCCCTTAACACGGACCACGACATGGGACGAACGACAAGTCGAACGGGGACTCGCACCTCTACAATGAGTTTTCATTAAACCATAAACTCCTTCATGATTAAGTCGGCGGGTTTTGCCCACTCTGGCCGATCCGTCGACGTTACCAGCATTTCTGCACCTGGTGGTTTCAGCGAACCATCCGACCGAAATCCGATCACACATATCGACGTCATGGCATCGAGCAAACGGTCATAGTACATGCGCATGACGACACGCATAAACATTTCGGCAAAATGCTCCTGTACAGTCCATTGCATTCCCGATAGGTATCCGGTTGTTTCCTTGGTGAGACCGTCAAACACCCTTTTGTAGTCGCTGACGACGCTAAAGTTGTTACTCAATCCGTCGACTCCGTGCCCCATTTCGTGTAGAATCACTGCCATTGCATTGGGAATCAGATTAACCGAATTGAGGTACTGAAATGTGCAAATTGCGAGGCATCCACCACCGGACGTTTGACTCTGACTTTGTGTCAATATCGACCGTCCGACGATTCCGTTCTTCGTGACACCTGGAGTTGCTCTATACAGTGACTCACCGAACTCGTTACGAGGGCCATTCATCGCCTTGGATGATTCTACTGGGTCGTATTCCGACACGGCATTACCCCAAAACTCGGTGAAGCCCTTCCAATCCATCTGATGCGGTGTGAATTTCCCCTCCGACTGAAAAATATTGAACCGCTGTTTCGCCCAGATGTCGGGTCGGTCGAGGCCATATGCCAGGGCCAACTCAACGATGGTCTTGGGTGTCGTCCACTCGCTCATAAAATCTGTCGATGTCGGTGGGTCGCTCGACGGATTCTTGTTGGATGGAATCATGAGGACGCATGCACTGTCGTCGGCGTATATTTTCTGCAGATGAACCGGGTTGAGGGTCATCATGCCGACGAGTGCCACGTACGACGCGATGTTCATGAACGCGATGATGTTCCGTACCTCTTTGATGGTCATTTTCGTCGTCGGAAGTTGCGGACGAGGCGTGACGACGGCGACCACGCCGTTCCACGCGACAAACACCGCCGGATTATTCCGCCAAATTTCGGGAATCCGCTCTCGGTTGGCCGTCGCATGCACGAGCTGCGACTGGACGTTGTTTTGCGTGACGGCGGCGTAGTCGATGTCGTCTTGATAAGCGAAGAGCGGCAGCACCGCACGGAGGTACTTTGACCGGTCCTCGCGCGACGTGTTGGTCAAGATGGGAAAGCACGGAACGTCGATGCCACTTCCGCTTAGTGGGGGTCGTTTTTTGGATGAAGGTGCGTTGGCGCCGTTGGAGCATGTCTCTGGGCAGTTCTTGCGGGTGATTTCCTCAAACTCGCAATACCCCAGGTCTTTGTAATGTTGGCACAAAGGCTTGCCATTGACCTGTTGATAATCGTAGTACTGGTCCAAACTCGCCAAATAGGCGGAACATGAATCCACACTCGCGATTGCTTTGAAGGACGGGTCGATGGTCGGTTGCACACTGCACGCATTGGTGGTCGTTGGGGCGGGGTAAGTCGTAATCGTGCTCGTAATCGCACTCGGAATCGTATTCGGAACTACCCCCGGTGTCGAGGTCGGAATCGTTCTCGACATCGAGCTGGTCGTCTCCTGTATCATTTGCTGCAAAATGGCATCGAGTTTCTGTAGTCTCTGTAGCGTCGGACTCGTACTCGACGTCGAGTCAGCATTCATTTTTATCTTTTGTTGCAGAATAGTAGCGAGCTTCTGTAGTCTCTGTAGTCTCTGTAGACTGTGAGGCGACCGAATCATCGATTCACCACCGAGTACGGCAGCGACTCCGGCACCGATTGCGAGTTTGGAATCGCCACCGGTGCCACTCCACGATTGCGCGGTCGCGCCAGAGATGGCTGGCAGAAACAGCGCGAGACACACCACGATAATCAACACGCAGCATAATCCAGCAACACTCATCTTTATTTGTCATATATAGAAACGGGACGATCTTTTCAATGGTTCGTCGCCCAAAACGAGTACTCACGCCCTTGAAAAGTGCTTCCTTCGAAAAGAAAACACCCTAAAATGTAATGGTTTGGACAATTGGAATCCATTTTAGGGCATTAACATGCCCAAATACTTGCTTTTGTTGTTATCGATTGTTCTTATCTACGTTTTCGTTGCTACGACGTGCTTTAAAATGTTCGGTGCATGGTTGGCCCAATGTGAGTACCTGAACCATTCTCCCTTAGGTGGTCGCGAAATCGCGCAATTTTTTGGTCGATGCTAGGACCGTCACTGTGCTTCCCGGAGAAACGCATTATGAAAGGGTTTGTTTGGCCTTCCAAAATCTTCGTTTGGGAAGGTAACTTTAGGCCCTCGGTAAAAGACGTATGAGCGACGTAGATGAGAACATCGATAAGAACAAGCAATGATTTGGGTGTTTTCATGCAACTCAATCGACTCTAATGTCCATTTTCATGGCATCATGACGCGTTTTCCGACCCAAATCACTGCTTGTTGCGCTTATCGATGTTCTTATCCATGTGGGAAACAACATTTCCGCGACTTACCCACGCCGGATTGGGCAAGCCCATTAACGAAGATGGCATACGACTCAGCATGCATGACTCTGCGTTAAGTCCCTGCCCAATCCGGCGTGGGTAAGTCGCGGAAATGTTGTTTCCCACATGGGTTCTTATCTACGTTTTTCATACCCACTTCGACCGAGGGCTGAAAAGGCGACTTTTTGGCTCGCCACACTGGCTTTCGAAGCACTTTTCAAGGGTGCGACTCCGACCGTGTGAGTACATGATTTTGGCTAGGAATCGTTGAAAACGGCTTCCAAATGCACTTTGAAACGTTGGTCTGGCCTGGGGCGCGTAAGCACATTCGATATGACGACATCGAATGATGATAGCATGACGATGAGCCGGTCGGCATAACAAGATGATGATGACTTTATGCTCCCCAAACGAAGATTTGGGAAGGCGGGAACAAAAGCTGAAATGCGGATGTTCGATTGACTTTTCAATGGTTGGTGGCCCAAATTGAGTACTCTCGCCCTTGAAAAGTGACTTGCGAACGACACATGTTACCATTCTCGTTTGAAAACCTTGACCCCTTTTTGTTACAAAAAGAGGCCCGTCGAGTCGGCAGTTAAGCGTGCATCCATGACCGCTCCCTCACGCACGCGGGCACAGCACGCTCGTGGCAAATGCGCGCACCATCCGCGCTTGCTCCGTCCACGGATAGTAGTCCAGCAGGGACGAGAGCACCGGGCGTCGCGCCCGGACGTACCGGATGGCATCGGACGCCATGTCGGAGGCGCACCGTGTTTTATCCGCATACTCGGACAGATAGTAAGCGACGGCCATGACCCCCGACCGCCCTTTGCCCGCGTTGCAGTGGATGTATACGCGCCCTCCACGCGCCCGATGCCGGTGGATGAACGCCAGGCCGAGTCGGAGTTGCGCCATCGTTGGTGCGCCGAAATCGCAAGTTGGCAAGTCGAGTCGCTCGATCGCGTAGGACTTGCACACGTCGGGGTGCACGTACAACTCCCACGGTTGTGTGAAACACAGAATCGCCGTGATGCCACTATTGCGCAGCGTTCGCAGGTCGTCCTCGCTGCGGGGCTGCCGACCGAGCACGACCACCTCGTCGATCCGGTCGTAATCAAACAATCGGCTGCCAATCGGCGCGTATCGATTGGACTGCCTTATCTTGTGGTACAAATGCACGGCTCGCTCGCTGCGCATGATCGCCACGAAAATGCAACACAATACCACACGCATTGCGGTAGTTGCCATTACAGTAACATTTCGCAACAAATACATGCAGGCGGAAAACGCAGATGCGATACCACAAGACGAACTGGGCTCAGTGCATCATCACTGATTCCTCAGCACTTGCGACTCCCATTGTGGCGAACCAAAACGTTTGCCCTCCCAAACGAAGATTTTGGACGGTCGGACGAACGTTTCAGAATGCGTTTCCCGGGGAAGCACTTTTCAAGGGTGTGAGTACTCTATTTGGGCTACAACTCAAAGATTTGTGCGGTTCGCCCGTTTTAACCCTTAATCAGAACAGTAAATTTACGGTCTGGTGTTCCAGAGTATTAATTGAAGTGTTAGTGGTTGGTTATCACACCGCATTTATGTTTACAGTGCAAGCGACGACAGTAAATTTACCCGTTTTGTCCGGTTAAGGGTTAAAGCAACGCTGTCGACTCTAAATGTCAACTTTCATGGCATTGTAATCCGGCGTGGCTATTTCTCGCAAATGTTGTTTGAACCAAAGTAGCGACCAAAAATTGCGCGATTTCGCAGCCACTGATGACTCTAGTAAGGAGAGTATAGAACAGCCGTCGGTAACTAGTCCCCTAAGACTCCCCTTTTTTCGACAATCTCCATTTCGAGCATTCCGACAAACACTTCAAGGTGGATTTGTTGTTGACACTTTTGTCGAAATGTTCGAAATGGAGATTGTCGAAAAAAGGGGAGTCTTAGGGGACTAGTTACCGACGGCTGGCATAGAATCTTGTACACACACGCACACTACTAACTTGTGACACTAGTCACATGATGATAGCATGATGTACCAGATGCGGTGCTCACATCCTTGAAACGTGCTTCGAAGACGCACTCTGAAACGTTTGTTCGGCCTTACCAAATCTTCGTTGTGGATCATGTATTTTGGGTTCGGCTTTCCAAAACACACCCTTTAATCATAATCAGCACAAGACGGACGAATCTCCGCCAAACATTTCCAAAATGCACGTACAACGACTCTTGTGAGACTGCGCGTCTTGCGACTTTTAGGAAACGTTCTTTGGACGGATAATGGCTAACTGTTAAACACTGATGGAACAGAACGACCGCATCATAGTGTGACTCATGTTGTGAGTTCGACGTACATATCGACATTCGTCACGCACGCTCCTTCACACGGCTCACACCGTGAGTCACACGCACGCTCTTTAACACGGCTCGCACGCACGCTCTTTAACACGGCTCGCACGCACGCTCTTTAACACGGCTCGCAGGTATTGATAGCATCACGGTGTGACCGTGTGAGTTCGACAGACACATCGACATGCCGTCAACATCTTGTGAGGTGAACACTGCATTTTCGACCGGTGAGTTCGACAGACACATCGACATGCCATCAACATCTTGTGAGGTGAACACTGCATTTTCGACCGACACATCGGCATAGATATCGTCATGTTGACTTGGACAGTTTTTTGGAAAGCATGTTCATCGATTCAAGCAACCCTTAACCCTTAACCAGGAGAAAGGGGTGTTTTTACTGTCGTAACACCAGCGGACGACGAAAACGAGAGGTGATCTTGATATTCACCACGGCAGAAACTTGTGGCGCCACGACCAAAAGGCGGGGCGTGGTTCCGCGCAACTCGCCACATCTTTCCGCGTAACAATTCGTTGCGCCGATCCTGAGATATATCGCCATCTGGGAGCACCCCCGTCGGCGGAAAATCTCAACTTTCGGAGAAGATGGCGATGGAGGGGAAGAGGATCAGGGTGCTGGCGCCTGAAGTTAAAGAGATGGACATCGATGATTCGCTTGAAGAGGTGTGGGGCACGGTCGGTGCGAGGAAGGGATCTAACCGGAGCAAGGTTTTTATCGTCCATTTCGACAACGGCACGGAGAAGGAGTGTCAGAAGGACTGGATCGAGATCCATCTGCGGAACGAAACGCAGGAGCACGACTCCGAGGATGACAGCTCATCGTCAAGCAGCGATGCGGCCTCGGAAAGTGAGGACGAGGACGAGAACGAGGCGTCCGACCAGCCGTTACAAAATGGCGGGGGGGCTGGGGAGGCGTCCGGATCAGCCGAAGCCGAATCGAGCACGGCAGCGCAGAGTTCCACAGAGGAGTCTGCTCAGCCGACATCAAAGCGCCAGAACAGATGCGGCATTTGCGGGCTACCGGGTCATAAGAGGCAAAGGTGCCCGACCGCGCCGGAGTCGACAGGAACGTCGACTCAGAAGGCTGCAAAGAAGCAGAAGGCACCGCCTAAGCTCCCTGCGGGCGCTGGAGGTACGATACGCCACCATCGGCTGCCTCCGAGCGCGCGCGCTGCCCCGGCACGGGCTCCACGGTCGACAGTAAATTTACTGTCGACCCTGCAGGTGGCGCAATTGGCGCCGGAGCTGCCGACCAGACGCAGAACTCGGCTGCCGCCAGCACCAATGCGACCTCCTCCGAGGAATGGCAAACGGTGGATCAAGACGGACCAGCCGAAGACAATCCGCAGCCGCTCCAAAAAGGTGAGAAGTACCGTGTCTTACACGAGGAGTACCACCCGGATAATACTGGGCTAGAAAGCGAGGGGCGTCCTCGCCTTCGGGCTGGCGATGATGGTGATATCCTGCGCTGCTTCGGACAGCAGTTTACCGGGGCTATGGCCGATCACGTACTCAATTGTAGCAATAATGAAACAAGGGATTTCACAACTGTCACAAATAAGAAGAAGTGGCGGTTTTTTGAACGCGGCGAGCTATATTGCCTTCTTGGCATCGTCATGTTCATGGGGCTTGTAAAGCTGCCTAGTAAGGACGACTACTGGGACTCTGGGGCGCTGGGAGTCCAAACTTGTGTGCCGGACTACATGTCCTTCGACCGCTTCAATGTGCTCACGCACGAGATGCTCACGACTATGGAGAGCAAGGAGGCTCAACCGCCCAAGACCGCGCCGAATTTTGACAAGATCTGGCGGATCCGACCATTTCTGAACCTGTTCCAGACGGCCATCTCGTCAACGTACTCATTGGGGCGCTTTGTGTCGGTCGACGAGATGATGATCAAGTTCAAGGGCCGCGCGCCCATCAAATGTTACATGCCGAAAAAGCCCACAAAGTGGGGCATCAAGGTGTGGGGTCTTTGTTGCTCAACACTAGGATACTTGTGGGCCTTCAACGTGTACGTTGGGGCCGATACAACGGCAACACCGGACAAGGACGCGAAGCTCGGTGAGAAGATCGTCATTAGTCTCACGCAAAGTCTGCCGGTATGCACCCTCACACATCCGCCTGAGTATTTCGCTCGTACCGAATGTGTGAGAACCCAGGACAGTGCCGGGGACACGGACGGATCCCCGGGTTTCGCCGTCGGAGCAGACCGAGGCCACATTTTCGTACCGACAGTAAATTTACTCCCGGCGACCGTTACAACAGCTAACTACATAGGCGAGGCCCGTCGGCACACACCGACAGCGTAGCATATGCTTGGCAGAGTGTCTTGCATCGGTCTGTGCACCGAGACTGTGATTCTAATTTGCAGGTAGGCACGGTCGTGGCTTGCGACCGCTTCTTCACCACGCTGTCGCTTGCAATCGCGGTGTTGAATGTGGGGAAGTGGCTGGTCGGCACCATGCAAACCAACCGGAAGGGCTTCCCGAAGGACCTGGATGTCGGCAAGCACACAGACATTCCACGCGGCACGTCGGCGTCTCGTGTAATGCGCTTCGTAAACTCTATCGGCAAAACGCTGAAGATCTTCTTGACGTATTGGCAAGATTCGAAGCCGGTCTACATTCTGCACACAGCGTTCTCTCCAAGGGCCAGGTCGGGGCAGGCGTATCGCTGGATCCAGAAAACCATCGCCAAGCGCAAGCAGACGAGCAGGATGCGGCTTTTTGTCCCCGAGAGCTTCATTATGTACAACAAGATCATGGGCGGCGTCGACAAGTTCGACCACCTTCGGGCCATGTATACGATCGACCTGAAGTTGCAAAGGCTGTGGACGCTTAAACTGTTCTGGTGGGTCGTGGAGGCGGCTACGGTTAATGCATACATTGTTTATAACGCTAACAATCCGCAACAAACCATGACGCACAAAGAGTTCCGCGCCAAGCTGTGCAAGCTCCTCATGGAAGAGGGACGGCCATATGTGCATGCAGGCTACAAGAGAACCACCGAATTCGACCTGCGATACGTGCCCAAGTTTGAGGACCACATGCCTAAGCCCATCTGGAAGGTTCTAGAGTTGGACGAAAAGCAATCGGCCAAGCAACTTCGCTGCGTCGTGTGCAACGAAGACACGAGTACTATGTGTCCTACGTGCAAAAAACCCATGTGTACCAAGCAGCGCCGGTTCAGACTCGATCCCAAAAACCGGGACGCCATTTGCTGTTCAGTGCATCACACACTTGAGGACTATTCCGCGTATAAGAATCAAGTGATCAAGAAAAGAAAAGGAAAACAGTAAATTTACTGTCCATGCATATTTTCGACTACCGGAGCATGCCGGTGCCGCCTTTGAAGGGCCCTACCGTCCCGAAACCAGCGGGGGGATGCACCCCACGGCCCCAGGGCCCACCATCACCGGCCGGCCCCTCCGTCGGGTCCGGCCGGTACGTACTCGGCTCAAACAGTAAAATTACTGTTTTTTCGTCTTTCGCTTACCAGGCTAGCGGCTACAGGGCGCCGGGCTGGTCCGAGTTGCCCATTCGGGAGGCCACCCCGCATGCCAAAGCCAGGGCGGTCGAGGGGAGGCCAGCCTATACGCGCTTGTGCCTTTTCTTCACCCACAAAATCGACCCTCCGGCCCGCAGTCGATTTCAGTGACTTTGGGGACCCGCCGGCGGCCCCCGCGGCGAGTCCGGATGCTACCAGCGGGCTCCCCACGTCGCCCCGGGTCCGGCGGATGGCCGCCTGGAAGCTCGGTCGCGACCGACGGCGACTCCGGCTTTGCTTAGTGGGACAGTAATTTTACTGTTTTGACAGTAAATTTACTGTCCTGGTTAAGGGTTAACGGCACACGACTCAATTCACCCGCAGGTTTAGAGCCGACCCCCTTGACTTGGACAGACACAACACATCGGCATGATGTCACGTTGTGAGTTCGACTGACGTAGCCTCATGCTATCATGCTGAGTAATAGAGACACATCGTAGTCATGCAGTGAATTCTACATAAACATCGGCATGCTATCATCATGTTGCGAGTTCTACAGAAACTTCGGCATGCTATCATCATGTTGTGAGTTCGACTGACGTAGTCACGTAGCATCATTCTATCGTGCTGAGAGAACGACAGACACATTAGCATGAAGCTGCAACGCAAGCACGCCCCTTTACCACGACTCGCAAGCACGCCCATTTACCACGACTCGCGCCATCTGATAGCATCCTCATTTGAGGCAAACATAGATTGCACATGCATCATCTTGTGATTTTACGCTCGAAACGACTATTTTTGGAAGGGAAACCCAACCGTTCAGTGCTCCGAAAACGCCTTCCAGCCACCCGTTCAAAAGACTGGTGAGCACTTCCTTTCACATGCACTGTCCGGACACACACACACGCTGCTATGATACACACACAGAAGCATCGTGCTATCATCATCTTGTGCTCTCACGCGTCTCCCACGTCCTGAAACGAGCGACACACCTCAAATGATTCAAATCCACCGCATCCTCGCCATTGTAATACCACACAGCACATGAGCCTCATGTATCAACTGCGAAAACTGAACGAGGCTGTGGCATCTGGCGATTTGATGCGAGTAAAACGCTACGTCGACGTTCTACCACCACATGATGTACGTCCGGTCGTCGAGTCGAGCGTCTGCTTCGGCTTTACACGTGGAGAGAACTACGAGGCTCTATATTGGATGGCTAATCTCATCCGCACTCTCGGCTTTCGTGGCGAATGCTCGAATGCACCGTAAGAGACGTCAACGGGATCACGACTCACATCGCAATCACAAGATGATGATGTTCGAATCCCCTGTACTAGGCGCTGGGTGCGCATCGATGATTGACCGCAACGTGCGAAGGGTGGTGGAAGGATGGAGAGGGCGGTGGTATTCCTTTGTGATGTCCCATCGCTCCAGGCACCGCTGCACAGCAACAAGCGCGTTGTCACGGAATGGTGCGGCACGCTAAGATGATGGAGTGGACATGACCTCGACGAGTCGACGACGACTAACAAAGCTTCGAAGTTGAGCAAGCTGAGCAGCTAGACCTTAGCTCGGTGCCGGTTCGACGATGAGCACTTTGCGTGAACATGACTAGGCGTCAGGTCGTACGAGTCACACGGTAATGCGCGGGAAAGAGGTTGTAAATGGTTGACAGTGATGGCGTAGACACTGTGACTCGACAGAGATTGAGTGGCACGGGTCAAGTTCGCATGGCCGAGTAGATGCATCATTCCGACCAAGGCGCCGCGGGAAATCCCGTAGACGTCCGTGTGGCGAAACTGTCGTGGGAGGCGGCTCGTTACACCTGTGTAGTCGGTAGTAGACAATCCCACACGCCCACCATCGATGAATAGAGCGCATGCGCTATCGAAACATCAAGATCATACTATGCACGTTACAAATAATTCCATTTGGAGAACTCTTCCTCTTCCAAACCAAAACCAGCAGTCGGCAACTCGTACCCTTTTTTCGGCAATCTCCATTTCGACAAACCTTTCAAGGTGGACTTGTTGTTCACACTTTTGTCGAAATACTAGCGGCCGAATGCTGTTCCAAACGAAGATGTTGGTAGGCCGAACCAACCTTTCAGAATGCGCTTCCCAATTCGGCATTCCAACATCTTCGTTTGGTGGAGCATAAACGTAATGTGTAGAATGGTGATGTATCTGCTGAACTCACACCGTGATTCTGTATGTTTGGGTCCGCCTTGTTAAAGGAGCGTGCATGCCAGCTCTGATTCGATGGTGACGTGCATGTCGAACAAGCTAAGCACCCTGAAAAGGTACTGAAATGGGCCATTAGAGTCGATTTTTTGGTGCATGACCATCCCCAAATCACTGCTTTTGTTTTATCGATTGTTCTGACTGGTGATGTCGATGGTGTCGGAGTCAGATTCAGAGTCACAAGATGATAATGGCATGCCGATGTGTCTGTCCAACTCACCCGGTGATGTGGTCATTATGGGTCCGCCGTGTTAAAGAGCGTGCATGCCAGCCCTGATTCAATGGTGATTTCGATGGCGAGAGCGTGCATTTCGAACACACACACACTAGTCATATGATATAGCATGATGTTGTGAACGCTTCTACCCAACTCATTGCTTGTTGTGCTTATCGATGTTATATTACGAACGCAGTGGCGAACGAAGCCGCCACGAGGATGCTCGACGCAGGCCACTGATGTCACGCGGCTACACCCGCGCGCGCGAAACGAGGCCTAGGTGCTCATCCGGGAGCTCCTGCTGCAACGTACAGCCACTCAGGGGGGGGGGGTTCGGCATGTGGAGACGATGACCGTTAGGAACAACCTTGGCGTCGCACTGCTCGAGCAGGGCAAGAACGCGGAGGCTGCGGATGTTCTTCGGGACGCGGGCCGTCCGAAATGGTGGGAAAACAAAAATCGTAACTTAGAAAAAAAGGATAGTATATACAGTATGACAACATACCCAGGTCAATACAGACACGATGCACAGTGGTGGCACGCCGGTCATAACAAAGGTTGTGTGGAACTACAGAATGAGTTCCTGGATGACAAATTCTTATGGGACGCCAAGCCGAAATGGGACTGGACAGATAGTGCAGGCAGAATTGCAGAGGATTATTGCAAGATATTTAGACGAAAATAGGACATAGTCAATGTAGATTGAAATCGTTGTCGAAATGTTCGTGATAGTCGAACAAACCAAATTAGTGGTCGAAGACTTGGGTACAATTTCGCAGATGGAGGGTCGTATTCGAAAAACACTCGACTTACGACCGCCTGTAACCAACGGGGACGACCCGGACGAGTGGCACACGCATCATGTGACGCATGTGTTAGAGGGCCCGTTCAAGGCCGTGTTAGAGGGCACAACACGATCACATCACGATGATGTGCCTGTTCAAATCGCAGCACGATATCACGACGATGTGAGCTGTCCGAAACACGACATGAACTTCTCACGACGATGTGAGCTGTCCAAAACACAACATGCTAATCATAATCCGTCCAAGGCGGACGAATGTCCGCGAAAATCTCCCCCAAAAGAAGGTGTGGACTCACTGTCGAGTTTTCGGAAGCGCCCTCTGGACGGATTGTGGTTAAAGCACCCGTTCCAGGCCGTGCGAAGGCGGGCGAACGGGCAATGTCCGTTTAAATGACCAGGTCCGTTTTGCGTCGAGTCATTGCCGAGGCGTCCCCGAAATCCCAGCTGCGGCGGGGGCGACTCGGTCACTTGGTTCACCACGTTCGCTGGATCGTCGTGTCCCCTCGCTGCACGGCCGGTATGGCGAACAAAAAATTGCGCAATTTCGCACCCACTACTTAACGAAGGAAAGTGCATACGTGAGTACTCAACAATCAGGCGACTTTCCAATAGACACTGAAATGATTTAAAAGAAATGTGTTCAATTGGCCTGAACTTTGAGTACTCACGTATGAACTTTCCTTCGTTAAGTAGTGGGTGCGAAATTGCGCAATTTTTTGTTCGCTACATGGTGCACGGCCCCATCGGGGCCCGTGACTTGCGCGCACAGCGTCAAGGTCCGACTGACGGACGGAAACACGCACCGCGCGTACACGTTCCTCGACGCGTCGAGCGTGCCCCGTCCTATGAAACGGGGCGCTGCACCGCCACCACCGACGCGTCGACCACAAACAGCGCGACCGACTCGGACCGAGTGGCTCGCGCACAGGGGACGACGTCGTGTGGACGCGCCGACTGTTGGCGCGGCGAGACAAAGCCCACACCGTGTCGGCTGTGCGCTCGACGCGACGACGCGACTGCCTGTACATGCAGGTCAAGGTCGACGCGTCGGTGCGCTGGTGCACCGTCAGCGGGCGGGCGAGTTGCGGTCGGGCCAAGGCGACCGCGCCACCGTCCGGCAGCGCGCAGCTCATGTCGGAGATGCGCAAACCGCCTCCAGCGCCAAGTGTCGCTGTGGAAGTCGGCACATGCGGTCGGCTGGAGGCATACCGATGTGTCTGTAGACCTTGACCGGTTCCTTGACAGAACCTCACACCGTGAATCATTCAATGTAGCGAACAAAAAATGCGCGTCAAAATTGGCATTGAATGCGACTTTCTTTCATTACCCAAATACGTGCCTTCGTTGTTATCGACTGTCGTATCTACGCTTTCATGTGCCTTTTGAGTGAAAACAATGCGACTTTTGTTGCTCACCAGTGTCGTCGGACACATCATGATATCATCTTGTGAATCCGACTGGAATTCTATGCTCCCCAAACGAAGATTTTGGAAGTCCGAAGAAACCTTTCAGAACGCGTTTTCGTCGTGCTCCAAATTAACTTTTCGAAGCACTTTTTAACGGTTTGTGGCCCAAATCGAGTACTCACTCCCTTGAAAAGTGCTTCGAAAACGCGTTCTGAAAGGTTTCTTCGGCCTTCCAAAATCTTCGTTTGGGAGGGCCCGGAGGGGTAAATTCACGACTCGCACGCACGTCTGATGAGCATGGTGGGTCCGTGTTACAGGGGAGTGCATGCCATCCTTGCTACATGGAGACCTCAACTTGACTATGTGTCGGTCGAGTTCTCAGGATGTTAATAGAATGAAGAGAGCATCGCACTTTGGAAGGCCGAGCCAACATTTACGAATGAATGCGCTTTTAAAAGCACTTTTCAGCGGTTTGTAGCGCAAATCCAACATTCACACCCCTGAAAAGTGCTTCGGAAAACGCACTATGAAATGATGGGTCGGGCTTATAATCGTCGTTTGGGATCATAAAGCGACAGCGATGCTCTGTGCCGAACGGATGGCCAAAAAAAACATTAATAAATCGCCAATAAATGCCCAATGCCGATATAGCCTTCCACATGGCATTGCAAAACGTGCTGCTACTGCAGTTGATATCGATTGGCGTGTGCGTGCTGTCCTCGACCCTGCCCGAATCCAGCCGCGACGTGTGCGCTTGGGTCGTCCCGACCCTCATCTCGCTGTTTTCCATCTACATTTGTCTGGGAATGATTCGGCCGTCCGAACCCGACGCGCACGACCATCGGTATCCACCTGACCGCCGAGACACCCGGTGGAATGGGGTCGTTTACATGATCCTACTGGCCTTGGTTCTGAACGTTGTGTATTCGGGATACAACATTCTGAAAAAGCGTACCCTCGAGAGTCTGTGGAAAGGACGCTAGTGTTTGTTTCGCACCCACCGTCGTCGAATGTTCGACATTGTTCGTCGGAAAAGGCCTCATCCGGGAGTCATCCCGCGCGACGCGGAGGTGCCTTTTGGGCGAGTGCGCTTGGGCGTGTATGTGCAACGGCAACCGTCGACATCGACGTGTACATCACTCGCGTCATCGTCATCATCTCCATCGTTCTTCGCGACGGATATCGTGATGACCTCCTGTAACTTCCCGTACATCTGGTATACGTCGCGGGGAAGTTGCTCTTTGTCGATGTAGTGACGAATGTACGGGCGAATCGTGCAGCTGTGCGTGGGGCCTAGGTATTCCCAGCCGTCCTGCTGCGACTCGCTCGTCCGGCGTTTGTATTGGTCGACGCACACCATGTCGCTGAGATCGCTCCGATGTTGCTTGTTCAGAGTCTCCAGGGTTTTTATGAGCTGCTGTATTTCATAGAAAACCTTGAGTTTTTCATCGATTAGTGCATTGGTCATTTATGTTGGAGTTTACTATTTATGTGGCGGTTGCGCGTTGCGGATGATGGACACGGCGGGTGCGGTGGTCCTGGCACTGCGGTGGCACTGCTGGATTCGACTGACACATCGACATGCTATCCACATCTTCATCTTGTGACTCTGAACTTGCCATGTAGCGAACAAAAAATTGCGCAATTTCGCACCCACTACTTAACGAAGGAACTTGCATACGTGAGCACTCAACAATCAGGCCAAGATACAATGGACACTAAAATGATTTATGTGTCGACTTGGCCTGATTGTTGAGTGCTCACGTATGCAAGTTCCTTCGTTAAGTAGTGGGTGCGAAATTGCGCAATTTTTTTGTTCGCCATACCGCTCTGAAGTCGAGTTCGACATGCACATCACCATTGAAGCAGGGTTGGCATCCATGTGGGAAACAACATTTGCGAGACGTACCCACGCCGGATGGGGCAAGGACTTAACGACGCGTCATGCATACTAGGCAGTATGTTATCTTTGTTAACGAGCTTGCCCCATCCGGCGTGCGTACGTCTCGCAAATGTTGTTTCCCACATGGGTTGGCATGCACGCTCCTTTAACACTGTGGACCCATCTCGACAGCATCACAGTGTGAGTTCGACTGACACAATTGTGATGTGAATGTTGAACTAAACGTCAGAGTCACAAGTTGAAGATAGCATTCTGATGTGTCTGTCCAAAACGCAAGATGTGGATAGAATGGCTGGCATGCACGCTCTTTTAACACAACTGGCATGCACGCTCCTTTAACACGGTGGACCCATCACGACACTCTAACGACAGCATCACAGTGTGAGTTCGACTGACAAATCGACATTCTATCCGTATCTTGTGATTTGGACAGACATATCAGAGTGCTATCTTTATCCTGTGGCTCTGAAGTTTATGCTCCCAAACGAAGATTTCGGAAGGCCGAACAAACCGTTCCGAATGCGTTTTCGAAGCACTTTTCAACGATTCGTAGCCCAAATCGAGTACTCACACCCTTTGAAAAGTGCTTCGAAAACGCATTCGGAACGGTTTGTTCGGCCTTCCGAAATCTTCGTTTGGGAGGGGTAAAGTTGAGTTCGACATGCACATCATCATTGAAGCAGGGCTGGCATGCAGGTCAGGTCAGGTTTACCTGGGCTGGCATGCACGCTCCTTTAACACGGTGGACCCATTAAAAAGCGCCATAATGCCGTGAAGATGGACATTGGTCGATTGTGTTGCATGAAAACACTCCAATCATTTGCTTGTTGTTCTTATCGATGTCCTTATCTACGTTTTTCATGCGTCTTTTACCGAGGGCTGAAAGTGCGACTTTTTGTTTCTCGCCACTCGCAGCACACGGGTGCCATTGCGCTTTGGGAGCATGAAGGTAGTGATTGTTTCGAGACATTTCTAGCGATTTTCGAATTGCATCGGAACAATAACTATGATGTCCTTACACTGTCCATTGAAGATACATGATGTATATACATATACCCGCTGCTACCATTTGACATGATTTCATTTGGCATGATTAGGATGTGCATGCAGTACCAACGCTGTTTTTACAGGCGCAACCGTAGGGGCCACTCCTTTGTCCAGCACTCAAATTTATCCATTTACAATAGTTCCCCCCCCACCTCTTTCGTTGAATTTATGCTCCCCAAACGAAGATTTTGGAAGGATGAACAAACACATCAGACTGCATTTTCGAAGCACTTTTCAACGTTTCGTGCCCAAATCCGGTACTCACGCCCTTTAAAAGCGCTTAGAAAATGCAGTCTGATTCATCCTTCCAAAATCTTCTTTTGGGATGGATAAAGTTGTTACAAAAGATCGTAGCATCCCAGAAACATGGCTATGGAGCGCAAATGTTGTTTCCCACATGGATAGGGACTCACATTGGGCAAACAGTTTGGCGAACCATTTCAAAAATCTTTAATCATTTTGTCCACATAGATTGGACGACGAACAATTGAAAATCCGCATCTCATCTTTGTTCAGTCTTCGAAAATCTTCATTTCTCTCCTCCTCGCCGCCCCCGCCATTCTTCCATGCGTTTCTGCATTTCTTGCCATTTCATTTGCAATTCGTCATTTGGTTCGAGAGGAACACAGCGCATCTCAGGGGATCCACAGCAAATGACCTTATAACCATAGTCGCAAAATACGTAACGGTCGCAGTAAGAAGTCATGCCCGTAGGGTTTGGACCGTTCAATGGGACTGTGTAGACTCTTCCATGAGGGATTTCCGTCCACGTTTGTTGACCTAGCATCCGCCGTGTGTAACTCGTTCCATTTTCCCTTAAAATCATTTTCAACCAACCAAACTGATTTGAAGAAAATTGGGTCACATTCGCATGCGTGAACGGGCTAAGGGCGAGCGGTATGGCGAACAAAAAATTGCGCAATTTCGCACCCACGACTTAACGAAGGGACTTTCATACGTGAGTACTCAACAATCAGGCCAATTTACAATGGACACTAAAATGATTTAAAAGAAATGTAGTGAATTGGCCTGATTGTTGAGTACTCACGTATGAAAGTCCCTTCGTTAAGTCGTGGGTGCGAAATTGCGCAATTTTTTGTTCGCTACATGGAGGGCGAGATGTGGGGGGGGGCCTTCCCTTCTAAAGCGAGGAAAATGATTTAACATGCACAAAGCGAGTTATGAATCGGAATGAGCGGTGTGAAAAGCGACATCCCGAACATCCCAAACATCCCGAATGTCACGAGGGCTGATGTGAATGGAATCCTGGATGCATACATGAAGGAGGTTGGGATTATTCGCCCTGTTCAGACCAACAACTTTGATTCGTTCTTATTATTCAAACTTCCAGGCCATGTAGCGAACAAAAAATTGCGCAATTTCGCACCCACGACTTAACGAAGGAAATTTCATACGTGAGTACTAAAAAATCAGGCCAATTCGATACATTTCTTCTAAA